AAAAAGAGATTTTGCGGTTCAACTCTTCGAGTGCTTCTCCTGCGAAGGTGTATGACAGGTGAAATTCGTATAATTTACTCATACATACTCCTCCAGACTGATTGAGAGGGTTGCCTTTGCCAGTTCGCCACGGTTGTAGATTTTGTCCCACGATTCGCTCGAAGATACCAATCTGAACGGGTTACTGCCGACAGGCTTTCCTCCGATGACGAGATACTCTGCTGTGCCACGCTCCACCATCGCCTTTACCGCATCAAGCACGGCCCTTGGCCGCACTCCAAGGTTTGAGGACAGGTAGATAGTGATGCTCACTGCTGTGTTCTCTGGGCCGAGGAACTCCGCTTTTGGCTTTGAACCGAAGGTTGTGTGCGTTGTCCATCTGCCGGAAACATCTCGTGTCATATTCTGAAGAAGGAGAGCCTTGTCATCGCTTACCTCAAAGATAATTTTTCTTCCGAGCGTTCCTACTACCGCCATCGTTGGTCACCTCCTTGCAATCTTCATTAAAGTAGCGCAAGGTGTAACCCTTGCGCTCTGCTCTTTGTATTTCGGCTCTCATGCCGTTGGAAATATACGAGCCGAACACCCATACTTCCGCACATTTTCCCATCAGTATCTCTCCGAAGCGGATGCCGAGCCTGCGCTCGAAGCTGTCGTTGTCATCGAGGAACTGTGGGAATAGAAGGTGCGGAGCGATGGGCAGACAACCCTTGTCTACTGCAAATCGGCTGTATTTTTGAGCCGCTGCGGTGTTTCGCTCTACATTCCCAGAAAAAGGGGAGCATATATAGACAATTGGTTTAAACGCCTTTATGCTCCGTTCTTCCTTAACGATGTTCGTCAATGCTTCGTATGCAGTCGGGTCTTGGTAACCCTCTGCGTTCTTTTTATTCACTCCCATACAAACACCCCCCTTATGACGGAGATGTGGTGCTGCCACCAATGCTGTCCGTGTGGGTGTGGTTTTTGAGGGATACACCGCCGCCAACCACATCAACGGATGCCGTGATGTTTTCTGCCGTAATATCGCCGTTCACGGTAATGTCTCCGTTTACGGTGAGGTTGCCGTTGAGGGTGATGTTTCCGAGGATGGTAATGCTTGTGCCAGAGCATTTGATGTAAGCAGTGCCATCCCTGTTCAAGTCCATTCTGAACAGACCCGCTCCGCTCTCTTTGGGAGTATTGATGTCGTTCCAATACCGTCCGAGGACAAGACCTGCCTCCATACCGTTTGAGAGGTGAAGGACGAGGACTTGGTCTCCAATTTCGGGCATATAGTACCGCTCCGACAACATCGGCATCGGCTTCGTAACGCTGTTATCCTTGTCGTGATAGACAACGCTCACGAGACCTTTTGCGTAGTCGATTGACGATACTTTGCCCACTCTGATAATTTCGCCTGCCATATAGCACCTCCGTTAGACCTTCGACAGGCTCAACTGCATGGTGTATCCGCTGCCAAGGCTGTGAACAACCTTGTCGATGTAATACTTGCCAGACAGCTTTGCGATGCCCGATATGGTGATGCATTGACCTGCGTAGAGTGATGCGTTGCCCATTATCGTCACAGACATACTGGTTGCTCCGTGGTTGGCGTTGTTCACCGCTGCGGTGATTTTTCGCTCTGCGTCTGCCACGCTGTCGGCCTTTCCGGACATCTTAAGGATGCGTTCGCCCTCGCCAACCTTGGCCACGATATCGTATTCGCTCAAAGGTTGCGTGTAGGTGTACTCGCCGCCTGTGTATGTGCCTGCAAGGGTCGTTTTCCAACTGAACGATTCAATATCGGACGGTCGGAGCGTAGCCACGGACGGCTTCGCCTTGTATGCCTCTCGGTCAAAGATGACTATTTTGTGAGCATACACCTTCATGGAGTAGCCGTATGTCTCGCAGAGCGACATAAGGAACTCGCAATCCGTCTGGGAGGACTGCTCGATGGATTCAAGTGTGAACTCTGCACCTTCGATATCCCAGAACAGGGCGATGCTTGCCCTTCCTGCGATTTCTGTAGCAATCTCCTTGATGGTTGCGTTGTCCCATGTCTTGGTTCGCTTGGTCTCACGGAAAGCACCGTCAGCAGGGACGGACACTCCCGATATACTGCCTGTCACGGGCCAGCCTGCGAAGCTAAAATCGTCTAAAGTAAAAAAGCCGCAGAAGAGAGAACGATTGTTGCCCTCTCGTCCCCAGTTCTGCAGCTTAATCCGTGCGGACAAGGTATCCCCGGCGGTCGGCATCCAAGACGAAATCCATCTGCGGTCTCTGTCTTGGATGTCGATATCGATGCTGTCCGCTTCACCGCTTGCCGGGTCAGTATAAGTGAAATTCGTTGTCATGCCGGCCATCTTACTGGTAACCGCTGCACCGTTCCAAGTAAGGTCGACCGTTGCGCTTCTTGTGTTCATTCGTTCGTCCTCCATATCGGTGCATCAGTCGAGGTATCGCCCTCCGGCAAATCTGGTGTATTAAGCACAACCCCTGCTCCGAACACGAAGGTGTCCAGAAGGGGGAGGTTGTTCTGCATGAGCCATCCTGTGCAGGATTCGTCACCATACACCTTAAAGGCAATAGCGTCCCACGCATCGCCTTGGATAGTTGTATATGTCTTTTCTCCCATGCTCCAACCTCCTTATGCCATACTGAAGCTTTTTCTGCGTTCTTCTGTCCGCATCTGGCTGTAGAGCCGTTTGAACTCCGCAAAGCTGATGCGGCCTGCTTCGGTTGCTTCTTCCTTGGTGGGATTACCGTAGAAGTTGAACACAGGAGCGAAGGTTACGCTGTCGTTCTGATTGTAGCTGTTGGTGGCAGTAGCACCACCTTCGAGCATATCGGCCAGCTTGGAGAGAGGGAGGATTGCCTCCGGCTCTGTTCCTTCACCGACCATCGCAAGCGTTGCGTTGGTGGCAATACCACCTTCTGCAAGAGCAGGGATAGTCGGAATGTTGAAGCCGAGTGTAGTACCGCCGAGACCCGGCACCCAGTCGGGAATGGTCACGGAGATGCTGTTGATTTTCTCAATTACCCAGTTGATTGCCGAGATAACTGCGTTAATCGGCATCTTGGCGATGTTTACTATCGTGCCGAAGATGTTACCGAACACCCCCACAATGGACTCCCAAGCGGCGCTCCAGTTCCCAGAGAAGATGTTGGTTATGAAGTCGATTAGACCGCCAAAAATGGCCGTCACGCCTTCGATAATCGGGGTTATGGATGCGAATGCCGTGTTCAGCACCGTGGTGATGAGGTCGGAAATGACCGTGATTGCAGGCGAAAGTGCGCTGATAATCGTAGTCACCAACTGTCCGACAAGCGTAATAATCGGCGAAAGAAGTGCGATGATATTTGCTATCGGGGGCAGTATCTGGGTCAGAATGTCGAATACAGGTGTGAGCACATCGAACAGCGTGACCAGAATAGGTGCGAGGGTTGCGATGAGTGTCGATACGACAGGCAAAATTGCATCCACAATTTGCATCAAAGGAGGCAGTAGCTTGTCGAGCAAGGACACGATTGGCGGCAAGATGGACGATATCAGTTGCATCGCCACTGGTAAAATGCTCTTAAGGAGCGAGGTTATAGTTGGCAGAAGGCTTGCGATGAGTTCCGAAAGAATAGGAACGATGTCGCTTGCAAACTGTGTCGCAAAATCCACGACTATGGGGACGAGTTCCTCGATGGCAGGGATTATGGCTGCAAGGCTGTCTGTGATAACAGGCATAAGAGCCGTGACAGCAGGCAAGAGGGCCGTGACAGCCTCGTTAATCGAATCAAAGAGGGTGACCGCCATAGGCTCTAATGCAACCTTCATCTGATTGGTGAACATCGTCCACTTCTCGGCGAGGTCGTAGGTGTCCTCTGCGGCCCCGTTGATGGTTTCGCCGGACGCTTCGAGTTCACCCATGAAATCCTCCATCGCCAGAGTTCCGTCTCGGATAGCTTGTGCCATTACCGTGCCGGAGCGTGAGCCGAACAACTCCATAGCGAGGCTGATTGCCTCTGTCTCGCTGTTGGCATTGAGGATTGCATCGTAATATTTCTCGTACGCATCCTGTGCTTCGAGACCCATATTAGCCGAAGCCTTGACCGCATAGGTCATAGCTGTCATGACCGTGCTTGTTTCGTAACCTGCCTTCTCCAACTTACCGAGCATCGCTGCGGATTCGTTATAGGAGAAACCCATCTGTTGGAATGCGGCACCGTTCGTCTGGACGAGCGATGTGAGTTCGGTGAACCCAATGCCCGTTGACTGCGATACCTTAAACAACCAGTCCATGCTGTCAGACATCTCGTCAGCACTCAAATTGAAAATCTGGAACGACTGCGAGGATGCTTCGATAACGCCGCCGAGGTCATCGCCCAACATATCCGAGACTTGTATTGCCTGTTTGGAGAGCGTCTCCAAGCCGTCCCCCGTCAATCCGAGACGAGTGTTGTAGTCGGAGATTGCCTGTGCTGCACTCTCCATATCGGTTGGCACGGAGGAATATACATCCTTCATGCTGTCCTTTAAATCTTCGAGTGCTTCGCCTGTTGCACCAGTACCTATACGGATGGTGTCATAGGCGCTGTCGAACTCCGCTCCGAGGTCATAGAGTGCCTTACCTGCGGCAATAGCAGCGGTCGCAACCGCTGCCCCGGCAACTGCGATGCCCTTGAAGGCTGCCTTTGCGTTGGTGGACAACGAACTGACTTCTTTCTGCGCGGTCTTGGTTGCATTCTTGAACGAACTCTCGACCTTGCCTGCGATTTTAATTGCGAGTTGGTATTCGCTGTTTGCCATGTTCGGCCACCTCCTTTGCCAGTTCGATTAACTCATCAACGGACAGGGACATGAAATAATCAATCCCCGTCCGAGTGATGAGCGACAGGTTCAGACACGCTTTGCGTAGACTTGGCGCGTCTAACCCTGTTAGTCCGCGCCGAAAATAAAACCCGTGACGATGTTCTTCAGCTTGATAGCGTCTCTCGCAGGGAGACTGGTAAAGAACTCGATGGGTCTCTTCGATACACGGGCAGCGATGACACAGGCATACTGGAGGGACATTTCGGGGAGCATCTCAACGGTGCCGCCCTTACTCATGACCTTCTGGGCCGCAATCATATCTGCTGCGGTGATGTTTTCGATTTCGGTGAGGTCTACTTCGGTGAAAGTCTCACCCTCGAAAGTGTAAGGTTTGGAGAAGCGGAGAACATAGGTGTTCTGCTCCTCGATTTCGATGTTTTTCTCATTAGCCATTAGCACAGAGACCTCGCTTTCTCAAGGATATCGACACCGTTCAGCTTGTAAACGCTGTTCAGCTTGTCGAGTTCGACCTTCGGACTGTCGGCGAGGTCGATGCGGATGTAGGTCAGTTCGAGTTTGATTGCACTCGCCATGGCCGCACCCTGTTTAACAGTGCCGCCCGTGAAGGACTTGCATCTGCCGCGCAGAACCACACGCATACCGACATAGTCAACGCCACCGCCAGTCGTGGTCACTTGGATAGAGCCACGGAGGGTGATGTTGACCTCATCGCCGGGGTTCATCAGAATGAAGGTATCATCCGTGATGTTGCGGAACGGAATCTCAATCTCCTGCGAACCGAAGTGACCGATGGTGGGGTCATCGATTTCACCGAGAATGCCGGGGCCGCTGATGGTTTCGCTGATTGCCTCGAAGTCGGGCAAGGTTACCTCGCCAGAGAGGCCTGCGAGAGTACTGCCGTCCTTGTAGACATTGAACATATTGATTTTAGAAGGAATGCCCTGCATAGTTTAATCCTCCTTTCTTAGGACTGGAGCGCTGCGGTGAGCGCGTCAGTGTCGAACTCCAGAATGTCCTCGATATCCTCTGCAGGAGTGTAAGGAGCAAGATACTGATGGAAGGTAATCTTGCCGTTGAGGATGTCGGTGGTGGGGTTCTCATCGGCGAGGTACTCGACACGATAAGTCGCACAGTAGCCTCGTGCCACATAACCGTTGCCTGCGATATTGGCGCTGTCAACGATATTCTCGATGAGACGCTTGTTCATCGGGTTATCGACCTTCTGGAAGTAGGTCAAGATGAAGCTGTTACCTGCCCAAGTAAAGAAGCGTCTGCAGCAGAACCATCTGTCCTTGGGGTCGGTGGTGGACGGATAAGCACAGGAGTTGTTGCCCCAAGACTTAAAGCCGTTCATATTGAGCATAGTGACCACGCCGTAGCCGTTGACGGTGTTGGCTTGGTTCTGGTCGAGTTTGACCTCCGTTCCATCGTAAAGCACGGTGGCGGTCGCGCCACAGGACTTGTTGGAAGGAGACAGGTAAGGCACATCGTTGTTGTTTGCGTCAAGCTGCTGTGTCAGAGCGGCCATAATCGCAGACATATAGAACTTCTTATCGCCGACCTTCGCCATGGGCCAACAAGCGATGGCGTGGGCACTGGTAGCGCCGAGGGAGTTCTTTGCGGTCAGAACATCAGCGTAAGTTGTGGCGTAAGGAACAGCGGTCGAGCCTTCGTTCACGCCAGAAGCCGTGCAGATGTCGAGGACGCACTCACAGGTGAAACAACCGTTGATTTCGGTACACTTTGCCTGCATAGCGGCCGCAACGCTCGGATAGTGAGACCAGCCGGGAGCAACGAGCAAGCCGGGGGTCATTCCGAACATAGGATAAATCTGACGGATAAGCTGCAGACCAGTTTCGGTGTTGCCGTTCGCAACGCCAATAATATCCTCGTAGTCAACCGCAGTCGGGTCGAGGACATTACCGCTGGCAAGATGAAGGGTGGTTGCACTGTAAGCACTGCCACCGTCCAGAACGGTAGCCACAAGGCGGCCGTCAGCGTCAAAGGCGAGAGTGTAGTCGGTGTCCAGAACGAGAGGGTCAGAGGACGATTCGTTCAGCTTCAAAACAACACTGCTCTTGATGATGCCAAGAGCCTCGAAGGTGGCCTGATGGTCGGAGACGGTTGCGGTCTCCGCAGTGAGAGCGGTCTTGTGGGTAGCAGGGTCGAGAACATTCACGAGGATAATGGGAGCGACATTCTGCACATTGAAGCAAGTGTAAATGCTCTGGCAAAGAGTGTATTTCTCCCAATCATCGGAGTAGCCGACAGCTGCACACGCCTCCTTGTAGGAGTAGCACAGCTTCGGTACATTGACCGCCCCTGCAGGGTTATCCACGAGGTTTACCGGGGCAGTTCCGAAGATGACCTGCAGTCCGGCAGTGCCAGAAATAGGTGCGGTCAAACTCGTTTCCTGCTCGGAAACATAGACGCCATGTTTATAAGGCATATACTTTTACCTCCTTGTTAAAGTGATTTCTTGATTTCCAGATAGATAGCATAATAAGGGCCGCTCTTCCCCTCAATCTGTATCCGCGCATCACGCAGTTTCGTGATGGGGAGAATGAGGTTGTTGATGAGCGGCACTTCCTTTGCCTTGTTATCCAACGCCTCTGGAACAACGCTGAACATAGAATAACGATTGCACACATTGGGAATCGTTGGGCCGCAGTAAACCTTGATGGTGGACTTGGCGGCCTTTTTGTTTTTAGAACTCATGCCAGTTCGTCCTCCTTTTCGATGGCAGGAACTTCGAACTGCATCAAAAGTCCGCCATAATAATAGGGATAGGTGTCCTCGTCCGAGAGAGACCAGTCCAGAGGGTGGCGCATAACGAACCGCCCTGCGAGGACTGGGTCTTTCCCGAACCGCTCCACAATTCTGTGGATAATGCCGAGGATATCTTGGTGTCCGTGCCGTGCCGTGTTATCATCGCACACGCAAATCACGACAGCAACCGTAAGGATGTGAGCGTCATCCTCTGTTGCCTTTTTGCCACCAGTAATCTCCGAGACGATATAAGGCTCTGGCAAATCCTCATCGAGCAGGCTCTCGTCATTACCCTGTTTAACAGGGAGAGAGTGGACGAAGGACTTTATCTTGACGCTGTGTCCGATGCTGTTCATGAAGGTTCGCTCTTCGAACAGGCTCTCGAACTCCTCCGCAAGACGCTCCTCAAGGTCGATATATGTACCTGCGTCAAATGTCATTTCTGCTTCACCTCCACCGTCTTTTTGATGTATTTTCTGATGTTGGCATCCAAGAGGTCAGCGATTTTCGGCTCAACTTCTCCATAGACTTGCTTCTCATTACCTATCATCTTGGGGATGGAAGGAGAGAGAAGCTTTTTCACAGGCAGTCGCTCTGGGCCTCTTCGCTGAACGATGGATACATGACCGCTTTTGAATTTTGCGACAAACGCCTTCAAGTTCCCCATTTCGAGACGCTTCATACTGCTTTTGACGAGGACTTTGCCTGTCGCAACATCTGGTCTTGCGGCTCCTGTGGTCGGACTTTTTGGGTTTGATTTGAAGTCTATCAACTCAAGCGGCGCACCTGCAGTAACAATCAACGCCTCCAACTTTCGAGCGGAGGCGTTTTTGATTGTCATTGCTTTGTTGAACTTGCTCTTTTTGATGACATAGATTTCCTTCGCTTGGTCGGCAAGCATTGTTCTCGCATCCTTTGCGGTTGCGTTCAATGCCTGTTTCAGAACTGTGGGTGCTTTGTCACGGTATTCTCCGAGTTGGTCAGCAATGGTCTGCACCAAGCCGTTATCATCCACGGTGAATACAATCATGACCTAAACGCCTCCAGTTCTATCACATACAAGCCAGACTGCGAATCAACATCAACAACCTTATACCTCCGACTGTCGAAAATAATCTGGTTGCCGACTGCGGGTTTAGCACCATACTCGGACGCTCGAACCATGATGAGTTTGTGTCCGGCATACAAACCGCTGTCGCTTGCCGTATAGACACGCTTCGCAGTTCTGCGGATGAGTTCGTCATTATCAACGACCATCCGCATCTCAACATCATTGATAGTATGCGTCTCCCAGAACTCTTCGAGGTCGCTGAACCACACCGTTCCGAGGTCGGATGCTATGAGGTTCTTGAAGGCACTCACTTCGTGCTTGCCTTCTTCTTGGTGGTCTTGGTGGTCTGCGAAGCCTTCTTCACCTTGGCTTCTGCCGCATCGCCGAGTGTGGTGTCAGCGGATGCGGCTTTGGCGCGGTCGGATTCCTCTGCTTCCCAATAAGCAGACTTGCACTCAATCCACGCCTTGACCGTGGCGGCGTCATAATAGGGGAGTTCCTCGCCTGCCTCGTAAACACGGTTCAGATAAAGGATGCTTCGAGCCGCTTTGAGCTTCGCCATGTCCGATACCTCCTGTTACTCTGCCGCCGCCATGAGACCGGCCGCTACGAGCGCATCGATGACGGCATCGAACTCTGCCTTGGTGGGAGCAGTGCCTGCCGCCTTTGCGCAGTTTGCGGCCTGACGAGCCTCGGTGAGGCACACTCTGACGGTCGCATCGCCGGACTGAACAGCCGCGATGCAGAAGCCAGCAGGTGCGTTGCCGGATGCGGTCGTGGTGATCTGCTTGTTCTCGGCATCCCAGTACACGCCCTGACCTACGGCGATAGCGCCGGAAGCCTTGTCGAACTCGAACACGCCAGTGAGCGCAACAGCGCCGACAGCGCCGACAGCGATGTCACAGCCGGCCACACCGATTCTGGTGCCGATAACAACTACATCGCCAGCGTTGATTTTGGCATTTCCAGTGTTGATGTAGTCGATGGTGTTGCCCTTCTGAATGTAATTAGCCATTAGGTTTTACCTCCTTATGTTTTATGCGGCGCGGTGATTAAACCACGCCGGGGTTCTTGTAGATGCCTCTGTAGTCGACAGCGGTGATACCCCAGTCGAGCCAGATATCCCAGACGAAGCCAAGCTGACCTGCGACCTCGCTTCTGCGGAAGGTAGGAGTCTCCTGTCCGTTGAGGTAGTCGACCTGAATGCTCTTGGAGGTAGCAGGGTCTGCGACCATAAACCAAGGCTTCGCATTCTCGCCGGAGAGGGTGTTAATCCAAGGAGACTGGATAACCTGCAGAGGATAGTTGTACAGGGGGTTGATGTCGTTGTTGGAAGAACCGACAACCTGTGCGCTCTTGAAGATGGTGGCAAGCACGAACTCGTAACCCATAGGCACGATGAGGTACTTGGGCACTTCGTAGATGGGGTCACCGAAGGGGTCGGTCTGGCCCTGTGCCAAGAGGATGATGTCCTGGATAGAGGTCTGGGAAGGAGCCGCACCAGTGGCGATGAGGTTCTTGTGACCTTCGTTAAACAGCGTAGTGCCGTCATAGATGGCAGGGTTGCTGCACAGGATTTTGTAGACCGCCTTGTCGATGGTACGCTTTGCGGCGCGAGTGTAGGCGGCAGGGACTTCGGCGAGGAAACCGATGTCATCGTTGATGAACGCCTGTCTGCTCATGCTGAACTGCTTGCCGTAAGTATCAATCTTACGCTGAGGCAGGAGATGAGTAGAAGGAGTGCTGTTCTTCAACTCGCCGTTCTCCGGCACGAGTTCGAAGTCACCAACACCGCCGAGGACGTAGGAGTGGTCGGGAGTGGCCTTAAAGTCGGTCACGCTGCCCTTACGCGTCCAAGCTTGGAAGGTGGTGGGAACTTTCTGGTATTCCTCCACGATGGTCTTCTTGATGGTGGCATCAAGGATGGCAGGGAATGCGGCAGTGGGGTTGAAGAAGTCTCTGCACAGTCTGGCGTACAGGTCATCCTTGCTCATGCGAAGCAGAGAAGAGGTCTTCTCGCCGTCACGGGACAGGCACTCGATTGCGATGTCGCGCAGGCTCATGCTGCGGAACTCTTCAGCGCCCTCGGCAGGCTTGTCGATGTCGTGACCCATACGCATCAGAATGCCATCGACCGCTGCAGCACGGAACTTGTCCTCGCCGGATTCAGCGACACGGACACCGCCTGCGTTGATGGGGCCGTTCTTCTTCTGGAGTTCCTCCAGAACGGCCTTGCGGCATTCGTCCACGGAAGTATCGTTCTCCAAATAGGACTGAGGGTCAATCCCAAAGGAACGACACATCGCTGTGATTTCGGACTGGCGCTTTCTCTCGTTTACAACGGCCTGACGAACGGCCTCGTCACTGCCTTCCTTCTTCTCACCACCGACCGCAGGTGCGGACTTGGCGGCATCAATTTTGGACTGGAGTTCGTTGAACTCTCTGGTCTCATCGGGGGTCAAATCACGGTTCTCGGAACGAGCCAGAGAAGTGATTTCGCTCTGACGAGCAATCATCTGCTCAATGTTCATATAGTGTTATCCTCCTTAAAGATAATTTTTGTTTACTTGAATTTGTGCTTCGAACGCGCCGAGGCTGTGCGGTTTCGGCTTGCTATCGCTGCGGCTCCGTCCGACACCGACCGTAGCGTCTGCCGGAACTGACACGACAGAGATTTCGAGCGGAGTCCATTTACGAGCAATGTCGCAGGGGCCAGTGAACCCATCTGCGGATACCTTGCCGGCCGCAACTTCCTCCCACGAATCCACGGAATAGCGGACAGACACACCTTTCAGTGTGCCGGACTTCACCTTCTGATAGATGAGGTCTGCTTCGCTGTCATCATCGAATGTAACTTCTGCCTTGCCACGCTTGTTTTCAATCCAAGCACGGTCAACTCTGCCGATAACCTTGTCGGTATCGTGATTGAACAGCAGCACACCGATTTCGTTCAGTCTGGTAAGGTCGACCGCTCCGTCAGCGTGGCTCAAAATCTCTGGGCCAAACCATCTGACATAAGGTTCTTCAGAACTGAAAGACAACTCGAACTTGCGCTCGTTGCCCTCGCCCTCAAGGGCGCGGATGGATGCTTTCCCGAAGGAACGCTCTCCGAGGTTCTTATTCATCTCCTCCGTCTCCTTCGGGGTTGTCCCCTTCGCCGCCCTCTGAAGGTTCTGTGCCATCTCCTTCATCGGCGAGTGGGTTTTCTTCTGGGTTTTCTTCTGGTTCTTCTTTCTGCTTGTACTCTCCAATTTCTCCACCTCCAATCTCAATGCCCAAGTTGTGGGCGTATTCGATGACCTCGGCGATATCATCCAACTGGTCGCGCCAGTCTCGACCATTCTCGGCTGCTATCTGCTTGAAGGTCTTTTGACCACTCTTCAGTGCGAGTTGGTTGGCACTGCTTTCCTTCTGGGGGTCAATCCACTTCTTCGGTGAAGCGACCCATTCGTGCTGAAGGTAGTCGTATTTGTTATCCCAAAATCCGGGCATTTCAAATAACCCAGATAGGTAACCAGAAATAATGAAGGTCTCGTAGACCTCGGTCATGACACGCTCACGCAGGAGTTCTACCTCTTCTGCGAAAGTAACCTCATCCTCGATGGCGCTCTGCCGAGCGGAGGAGTAATTGGTCTGGCTCATGTCACGGCTTGCTGTCTCGTAGGAAAGGCCCTGTCCTGCACCGATGAGACCATATTGCAGTTTGAGGAACGAGGTGGCCTCGGCGCTGTTGCCGGAGGGGTTGACCACCTGTATCTCATCGCCTGCGTTCATCTCTTTAATCATGCCGGGGGTGAGCGTCTTGCCTGTGTAATCGACACGACCGTCCGATGTTGCGGTGCCGCTTCTGCCGAGACCGCCTGTCGGGATGCTCTTCTTAATGAACACGGACAGGCAAGCTGCGATGCGTTCCTTTACGGAGACCGCAGTCACAAACTCGTTCACATCTCGAATGCGAGTGATGGTGGCACTCATGTCACTAATCTCTCGAATCTGGGACGGACGGGATTTTGTGTAGTAGAAAATAACATCCTTCGCAGGGACATAGATGGAATCGGTTGTCTGGTTACCCTCGACATCGTACTGTCGGAAGTAGTATCCGACAGGCTTGTGAAACTGGTCATACTCGATGCCGCTCACAACGGTGTTCCCCTTGTGCTTCGGCGAAGCAATAGTCCCATCAAGTTCATCTACATCCAAGCATTGGAGTTTGAGCGGCACGATTTCACCGTTGCGGACATACCGCTTAAGGATAATCATACCGCCGTCCACTCGTTTCCGAGTGACAGCCATACGCAGAATCTGATTGAAGGACTGTGTCCCCGTTACATCGCAGTGTTCTGCTTTGCACCAGAGTTTCCAGTACTTCTCAATCCTGTCGTTCAGCTTTTCATCTGGGGTCATTGCCTGCAGGGTGTAGCCCTTGCCGACAACATTTCTCCGATAAGCACGAATGACAGACTGTGCGATGTCGGAGTTCCTTTCCAAGTCCCTCGCTCTCGCACGGACAGTATCACGGCTGAATCGGTCTGTGACCTCTGCCGCTGCGTTATTCGTTCTCCACTGTGCGTTCAACCGACCGCCGGGGCCTGCATCGTAATAGCGGAGTTCTTCATAACTCTGTCTCCACGCTTCTCGTTCGTATGCCCTCTGCGGAGAAAACAGAAGGACGATTTTGTCAATGAAGTTCATTCCGATACCTCCTATCTACCCGTGAACATTGCCACGAAGGTATTGTCGAGGAGGTTGGAAGAGTTGTCTCGTGTGAGTTCTGCCTCCAACTCTTCTCGCATCTGTTTCAGAAGCGAGAGGTCGGCACGAGTAAGGCTTCTGCTGCCGATGCTATACGACTGCCCTCCGGCAAGCACAGCGTAGATTGCTTTGTTGACCTCGGCAAGCTGCTGTTCTTTTGTCATCTCTTGGAATTCGGCCATTCTCATACCTCCTTACAGCCAAGTGTCGTTTGCTCTTATCCAGTTCTCCTCTGGTGTCGGAGCATCTTTTTTCGGCTCTGGCTTCTTCGGCTCTTCCACCGTGTTCTGAAGGAACAGGTTTCTAACGCCTTTGATGTCAGCGGCCGCCATACAGTAAACCTCACAGTCGAGGTAATGGTTGTCTGCGTTCTCGGTCTTGGGTTGCCAGACAAGGGACTGCTGCCCTTTGCTGTTTTTCACATTGACCTTATGCTCCGCAGTAACCTGCTGTGCGTATTCCTCGTCACAGCCTTTATAGACCATCCACGACCCTTTTCCGTTCGGCTTTCGCATACGGCTTGCAATCATGTCTTTGTACTTACCGCCGTCCACCAACACGAGGTTCATGCCGTAAGCACGAGAGCCAGTCTTGTTGACGGTCGACAGCCGGTAATGAGAAAGCTGTGAGCCGACACCTTTACACGGGAGCGCCCACTCTGCATTGATTGCGCAGAAGTCATAGACCTCATCTGTCTGGTCACCACTGTCCACAAGGACAAGGTCAACCATAAACACCGTGCCGTCTGCCTTTCGATATTCGAGGTTCATGTATTTCTCGACCTCGGCGAAGCTGAACGCCTGTCCGTGTGCTATGTTCTGAGAAGTGAGGAAGTCTCCCCACGCTCGAATAGTCCAGTACAGGCAGTTCTCCTGCACATCGACACCGCCAGTAACAAGTTTTGTCCAGTCGGGTAATACAAACTGCTCAACCTCCGTCTGGCGCTCAAGCACCATCTCGGCATTCGTTTTCAGCTTGGTATCCTCCCACGGCTCGGCAAGCCACGAGTTGGTGAAGTTGTGCAGTAGGTCGGGGTCATCTTTGCTTTTGAGAAACTCCTTCGCAATCTCCGCAAACCTAACAAACGGAGAATAGAGGGTGTTAATCCAATATGCCACACGGCGCACCGTTTTTCCTCGTTCACGCACGACCTTCCACTCGCCAAAGGAAAGTGCGCGATTCTTTTCTGCATCGGAAATGGTGCATCCGCATTCTTGACACACATAGGTGGCAAGTTCTGCCCTGTCTGCCGCATCGAGGCCCGCCTCATCGTCTGGCCACCTCAAATTTTGAAACTTCAATTCTATCTGGGCCGAGCAATGAGGGCACGGGATAAAGTAATGCTTCTCGATGTCGGCAGATTCCTTCGCTTTCCAGATATGACCTGTGCGAAGGGTGGGCGTGGAACACATATAAATCTTGCGATTTATAAATGTCTTTGTTCGTTCTCTTGCCAGACTGATGGGGTCGGCTTCTCTCCGGCTTGCCGCAGGGAACTTGTCGACCTCGTCCAGAAAGAGGTATCGGATAGGTTTGGACGCAAGCGAAGCAGGCGAGTTCGCTCCGCTGATGCTCACATACATATTGTCGAACTGCAACTCCATCTTGGAGGAGATGCGTTCGTTGTAGTGCTGCTTGATAGCAGGCGAGTTCTTTATCATTGGGATGATGCGGTTCTCGCTCGTGCTATCGCCGAGGATGTCGGTCGGGTAAACTATCATGGTCGGCCCGGGGTCTTGTGCGATGAGATATCCGAGCCGATTGAGCAGCGCTTCTGTACCACCGACCTGTGTCGGCTTTACAAAGACCGTTTCCTCGATTTCAAAGTCGTTCATAGTGTCCATTATTTCGGACAGATAAGGCGTGACGCTGTTTCGCCAATGCCCCGGCATCGCCGAGGAGCGAACATCCAAGATGCGGTGTTCCTCTGCCCACTCGCTGACGCTGATGTCTTCTGGTGGGAGAAGGAACTCAAGCGCTACCTTCTGATATTCAGTTACTGTGAACGGCTTGTGCTTGTATTTCCGTTTTGTCAATCAGTGTCACTCCCTTTGCCGTCTACCTTTCCGGCGATGACAAAGCCTTGCAACATGGAATTGACCTCACGGGTTAGGTCTTTCTCAACAGACCTCGCCACAACGGGTTCGACCACGCTCGATATAGTTCCGGCAACTCGGCTCGGAATAGATAGAGCGAACTTCTTAAACACCACAAAGAAGCGTGAGTAGTCGACCTGTACTTCTTCGACAGAGATGTATTTGCCTGCGGCGATGGCTGTCCGAAGTTGGTGCAGTTCGCCTTGGCTCTCCTTGAGTGCGATGTCTGCCATCAGCTTTTGCTCTCGGAGTTCGGTTTCTCTCTTGTTCTGGTCTCTGCCATAAGCCTTATCGGAAAGATAAGCGATGTATTTTTGCACGGTTGGGCCGAGGTCATAGCGTCTGCCCTCCGGCGTTTGGACGGTTTCAATGATGCCTTCTTGTGTCAACTGCTGAACTCGGCGCACCGACACTCCGAATAGGTGTGCGATGACCTCTACCTTGTAGAACGAGCCGGAGGCAGGGTTAGTCTGAGTGGACATATCTAATACCCCCCCCCCGT